ATGTCTTCATAATATAGCAGAGGGCATAGTATGGTGGTCTATTCTCATGTCCTTGACCAGAACCTGTGTTACCAGTTGTTCCACTAACGGAGTGTGAGTGTGAATCACTCGCTGTGGTTCTTTGATAATTAAAATTGGTTCTGTCCTCTGGGCCACCTGACTGGTTTTGTTCTGGGCCAGAACTTGGCCATAATGCCCCAACATATGTGTGTGAGTGAGAATCACTTCCTGTGGTTGCACTGAATGAGTGATTATGGCCTGGTAATTGTGCTTGTGATATTTCTACCTCATTCAAACCACCAGTATTTCCGGGATTGTAAGCATCACCTGCTCCTACGACAAATCTATTTCTTAAATCTGGTGTTCCATTTTGACCATTACATAAAACAAACCCAGTTGGAATATTTCCAGTATTACCAGACCAAAGTATTATCATACCACTTACAAATGCAGATGGTGCAGAGAATGACATTACACCAGTGCTGTTATTATAACTTAAATCACCTGATGCACTAATTGCTGCTCTAGCTCTTGCAGTTGTATGATATAAATTTGAACCCTCTGATAAATCTCCAGTGTCATGATTTGAAAGGGAAGATATTTTACCACTTATGACTTGAGTTGAAGTATTATAAGTTAAATTAGAATTAGATAATACATCTTTTTGAGTTCCACTTCCAGTTGCAAGTAGAAGTCTAGGAGTTCCACTCGATACGTCAGTGATCGCAATTTGTGCTGATGATCCAGCAGGTAGGTTTGAACTCGCATCCCATTTTGTATTAGTTCCATCTGATGTTAATACCTGTCCAGCAGAACCAAAATTACCATCACCATCTCTTAATTCTCCTTCTACTTCTAAAGTTGCAGCAGTTGCTATTCCTGTAACTTTTGTATTATTAAATGTGGATGTGCCAGAATAATTAATTCCTGACATTGTATTTGTAGAGGGATTATAAGTAAAATCACTATCAACTCTATTTGGTTGATTACCGCTACTTGAACCAAAAAATGATATAAATTGATTTGCGTTTGATGAATCAGCAGTTACACCAACATTAATCGCATTTGCAACACTTGTGGTATTGGCATTGATCCAATCAGTTCCACTACCTGTTGATGCTAATAATTGTCCTGCAGATCCTGTACTTCCACCTGTATCTCTAAGAGCACCCGTTAAATATAAATCACTTCCAACTGTAGCAATTCCAGATATATTTACTTGATTTACTTCAAATCCCTCAGAGTGTAGATTCTGAGTATGAAATTGTAATCCTTGTGTGTGACCTAGTGTTAGAGCTGTGCCAACTTTAATTGTATCTGTTGTACCATCAATTGTGGTAGAACTAGTACCAAAAGTAGCAATGCCAGTTACACGTAAGTTTCTCGCAGTGATATCATCCTGAGAAAAATCATAGTGTAATTTATTTGATATCCATACATCATCAAAGACAGTATTACCGTCAAAGACCTCTGCTTGTGAATTAATATTTGGTATATCTGTCATTATTTCGGTAGGAGACTATTGTACCATTTGTTATATCCGACATAGGCACTTGCAAATGCTTTAAATGCATTATTATATAATACTTTATCTTTCAATGTACATTTAGAGCCTGGATTTATGTGTATCTTAGCACCATTTATATCTACCTGATCTGTTGCACCACCTTGATTATATCCAATCTGTATCTTAGATCCAACTATTTTTACATTGGTATCAGCACTCATTACAATCTCTTTAGCATCAAATAATATTCTACCATTTTGTGCAGAGAGAAAAATATCACCATTATGTGCTGTAATTGGTATTGCCTTCTCGTTAGTTTGACACTTAGTTCCTGCTTCAATCTGCAATACTTTATCAGTATTGATTCTTGCTAATCCTGACCCTTCATGTAAACTCTGATTATATTTTACTTTATCTCTTGTTTGTGATGATAAAAGATATGCTGCCTTTCCGGGGCCATCATGTGCATGAGAGTTAATTTCAATGAATAATTTTTCACCAAATAATTCAAGTTGTCTTGCTTCTTGTGATTCAGACATTAGTAACCATAACCTCCCCCACCTGATGGTGGTGTGCTAGGTGGAGTAGGAGGTGGTGTTGATTGTTGTTGCTGTGCTGGTGGTGTTGGTGTTGATTGCTGTTGTTGTACTGGTGTGCTTGTTTGAGTTTGAGTGGTGGTTTGTTGAGTGGTGGTTGATTCTTCTGTTGTAGTTCCTGATTGTGTGGTTGTCTCAACAATATCCTCAGTTGCCTCAGATGTAGATGTGGTAGATGCAGTTGCAGTCGTTGAACCTCTAACAACAGATTCTTGTTCGGTTTGTGGTGATACCTCTGACACTGGAAATGTTCCAACACATTGAATAACCTTAAACGCACCGGTCTGAGTAGGATCTGTTCTTCTATCTTCTCTCTTAGTTGACATAATTGGACGAATCACAGCACCTCTACCTGTTTCAGACTCAACAAGTAATTCAGGTAATGACGTATAAGGTATTTGCTCTCTTATTTCAATTGCTTCAACTCTTCCGTTTCTAATAATCGGAACTATGTCATCAGTTATAATTCCATCTTCGTACCCACTTCCGGGATCTTCAATAATAATATCACTGATAAATGCTTCAACCTCATCTAAACCATCTGTGGGATAATTTTCACCCTCTGATAAAATTACAACTTTAATTACTTGTCCGTATGTTGGTGATGTAACTTTTTCATCTATTATTGCCTTTGCGTAAGCACCATATCCTTGATTACAGGAATCATTAAATGATACTAGAGGTGGTTCTGCATATCCTTCTCCGGGATTTGTTATCTCGACACCCATAATTCCTGCAGTTTTAGATAAAGTACCAAATAAATCATCTTTATCGAACTTTGTGATAAAACTTCCTAATATAACTCTACCTGATGCACCCTCTCCTGTACCACCGAAGAAATCAATAGTTGCAGGGCCACAACTAAAGTTATTTCCTGTATAACAATTTCCACCACCAATACCCTGATCAGTCGCTTCACCAACCTTAGATCCAAATATCGACCATTGACCATATTCTTTTTCAAACTCACTGATTTGTTGAGGTACACCTGAGTCAAGTCCTTGTTTAATTTTATCAACTGCTGAACTTGCTGATGATGCTGCGTTAAGTGCTTGATCTAATAAACCTTGACTCTCTTTTTGTGTTTTATCTTTCTTAAGGCCACCATCAATAACATATTTCTTTGACGATGTTTGTTTTGCTGGAGGAGCACATTTGAAAAGATCACCAGATTTTTTCATAAAATCAATACCACCTAAGACTGCACTCTTTACATCAAACTTAGCACCGATTGGGCCAAGTATGCTTAATATTGGTGCAAGTGCTGGTGTAACTGAATCTGATATTGCATCACCAATCTTATTAGTCAAAGCACCAATAAATTGTTGAACCGCACAAGTTGGAGCATTGATCATGTTCTTAGTCATACCCGTAAGCATGTCACTAATGACACCACCCAATGCCTGAGTAACCTTTGAAGTTAAACACTCCATGCCACTGAAGAGTTTCCCAACAGGCCCAATCAAACTACTTTGAAATGATTTAACTTTTCCTAGTGCAACTGAAGCGATAGGGTTTGCACTAAAAATTGATGCAGCAAGTTTAGACATACCACCATCAATAAACTTAACTAAACTATCTTGTAGAGCATTAGAGATTTGTCCAACAAAAGATGATGACGCACCTCCAATCGAGTTTGTTAATTTTGTCAATTCACCGGGCATATTGGTGGTAAAGTCATTAACTTTATTCACCTTATTAAAGTAATTTTTAGTCTTCGATTCGACCTTCTCGAAGAAATTACTAGACTCACCATCCGGTAAAACAATTTCAGTTCCTGAAGTATCAGATAAAGAATCTAATTTAGGTGTGTTTTTATCCGCATAGTTATTTGATCTTCTTAGATAGTCATTAAATTTACTATCCGATAGATTATTAACTTGTTCAGGAGCAAATGGATTCACATTACCAAGATCACCAGAGTAGAGATTTTTTAATTCTTTAATTTCACTCTCGTAGCCGGGAGGATTATCCTGAATTAATTGAGTGAAAAAAATCTTCTGATCTCCAGACAAAAATTCTGGTGGAGGTGATTTAAAAATTTTATCAGCAAATTTTTCGCTATCTTTTGGTAAGAATTGTGAGTTTGTCATACTTTATTTATTAGAAAAGCTCTCTAATGGTTCACCTTGAGATATTCCTGCAAAACTACCATCTTCATTATAATGATGATAAACAGCTCCTTCCAGAACAGTTGCTTCTGATACTATTCTTTTTTCTAGTGCTTCAAATTTTCTATTCTCTTCTAAGAATTCGTCTGTATAAGATGAAAAACCGCCAGAATTAGTCATATTAAGAATATCCTCCTATACTTTATTTATTAGAAAAATTCAAACCCACCTGCGATATCAGCACCAAAACTCTCTGCAATATTTTTGAGTTCAGGTGTAAGTTTCTCAGCAGTATTTTTTAATTCATCAAATGGTGCCTCGTTTTTTAACTTATCACCTAATTTAATAACATTATCCTTCATATTATTAGTAAAGTTTTCTGATTCTTCAACCATTCCCTTGATATCATCCTGATTAAAACCAGTAAAATCAAATTCCTTAATACCATTGGGTTTAGGTCTAACATTTACCTCTTGAGAATTAGTATTAACACCTAATTGTTCATTAATTTTATTTTCGTTAACCTCTTTACCCTTACCATTACCAGTATTATTTTCTTTATCTGCGTTCACCTTTGAGGTATTTGGCATACCATTTCCATTTGCTAGATCTCCTCCATTCTGCCCTGCTACCAAATTTGATGTTGTTCCAGTTTTCTGACCAAATTTTTTGTCTAACTTTTTCCTACCACCTGTTGGTGCTAATAAACCTATGATGACTGGGAAATTTTGATCGGGAGCCATGAAGACACCGAATACTATATCACTTTGAGTTATTTTACATGACTTAAGACGACCTCCTAATCCTGTACCATCTGTTACACCAAACATTACAAGAGCATTATGAACCTCTTCATCAGGAACATTGTCTTCTTCAGAATAAGATCCCATGATGCGAACTTTATATCTCCATCCCCATCCTTGTCCAGCAATTTGAAGTTTCTGTGCTTTAGTAGATACGACTTGCCCTATCCAAAACTCAGCACCCTCTCCAAAAAAACTTGGTAATTTAGTATTATCTTGTTTCATTTCTTCTTCTTTCGTCTTCCGTATGTATCTCTTACTAGAGTAAGTGAAGTGATTGACCTATCACTATCAAAGTGATGACAAAGATGTAAAATGATATATTGACCACTTTGAGTTTCATCAATTTTAGTGGGTTCTGATGGATCACTGGGAGATTCTAACTCAATATCAATTATACTTCCAGCCTCTAATTCAACATTACAAGGTATCTGTATATGAACTATCTGTGAATGTAAAAGATTATATCTCATCACAGATTTTGCTTGCCACTTTGTTGGATCATTATTAATCTCGACAGTTGGACTCGGATCTAAACTACCTACATCCATGATATGATGATTAGTTTTCGTAAATCCCTCAACATCTTCTGCAAATTTTGGTGCCTTTCCTAAAGTTTCTGTGACTCCATCTTTTGTTATATCATAAGTTACTTCTTTATGTTCAAATGTATATGGATTAAAAAATACATTACGACTTCGATAAGTTCCTGATCTAAGTGCTTTTATAATATCATTATCTTTAGTAAAGATTGGTTCTAACATGATCTTAAAATCATTTGAATCAGTTTTAGTTTCAAGGTCAGATTTCAATGCACCACTATATACATACTTCTCCTTGAATGGTTCTTGTTTTATGAGTTTATCAATAGCCTTATACTTAAATTTACTTTTAGTTTGATAGAAAAAATAACCTGCATCACCCTTCACAGGAACTGATCTTCGACATAAATCTCTAACAACATTCAATGCACCACGACCTTTACCAATAAAATTATATCTATTCTCTGTAGGATCTATCTCAACTTTATTACCAGATAATTTTAATTTATCTTTTAAAATTTTTTTAACACTATCACTTATTCTACCTTTATACTTGTCGAAGACAGGTTTCTCATCATTTGTTTTTTCTTTATTGAATACTAAATCCAACATCACAACTTGACGGTTTGCTTCTTTAGCAAGGACAGGTGCTCTACTTACCTTAAATGTATTATCTTTTTTCGTAAAATCTAATTCACCAGTTTTAGTTGTAATTTTCAATTTTACTTCCTCAAATCCTTCAATGGGTAATGCTTCTTTTATAGTAGTTAATTTTCCTTTATCATCTTCAACATTACCACCAGCATCTATGAATGATACAGTGGCCGTAACCACAGGTGAATACAAACTTTCATAGTAATCTACTGATATAGTACCTGCATTTAACTCAACAGGTTCTTTATCTTTTTTAATTATCTCAATAGTATTATACTTTGAGGGTGCTGATGCTGGTGCTGCTGACATTATACAGGAACTGGTGTTTGAACTACTTGTGTCTGTTTAACAACCACAGTTTTACCATTCTTCTTACCTTTATTTAACATAGATATCTCCTTGAACTTTTCCTTTGTTCCAGAACTAGGCCCAATACCATTAATACCATCTAGTACACCATAACCGATTGCCTTTGCAATCTTTGCACTTAAAACATATTCACCCGGACTGAGAAGTGTTGGAATACTATCTTTAATATTTGTTGTGTCATTTGCTGCACCTTGTTTTGACTTACCACCCTCTGCTAACTTTTGAACTTCGGGATCTTTTTTCATTCCCTCAACAACTGCTTCTTTTGTATCTTCTGTTGATGGTTGCTCTACCTCCTGTTCTACTTGATTCTCTTCTACAGGTGTTAAGTTAGATGGATCTTCTTGATCTTTTGGTTCAAACTCAGCGTCAGGTGAATCATCTTTATCAAGATCACTATCATCTAACTCTGCATCCTCATCTGATACATCTTCTAATTCCTTTTCATCAAGAGAATTAATACCAGATTCAACTTCATCATATTCAGCAGAACCAGCTTCTGCCATACTTTCAATTTCATCTTTGTCCGTTTGATATTCTGCAATCTGAGCATTTACTTCTCCCTTCTTAGTTTCTATATCTCCCTCTTCGGCACCACCTCCCATGATCCAATCAAATATACCTTTTAATCCATCATATATTCCTCTTAAAAATTCCATCGCTTTTTGGAAAGGTTCTGTAAGTGCCTTTATTAACTCAGGTATAGCGTTTGCAAAGAATCCTCCCAATATTAAGATACCTGCTTCGATTAATTTATCGAGCATACTTCCACCTTGAATCGGTGATGATTCAGGTTTAATTTTTTTCTTTGGTTTTTGTAATTCTAATGATTGTTCTTCTGCCCTAATCTTCTCTGCTTCTTTCTTCTTAAATATAGATTTTTCTTTAATATTTGCTAAATTAGCAGTGGTCTTTGAGCCCTTCAATAAAGTGCTTTTGATATTAGTAACATTTAATTTTAATTTTCCGGTTTCTTTACCAGAACTTTTGACTATTGCACTCATACTGTCATACCTAGAACTTCAGGTGTAGTCTTCATATAATCATTTAATTTATTCATTGATTCTATAAATTGAGCAGGGTTAGCAACAGTGGAGGCATCATCCGCTATCTCTGTTGGTTTTGTCATCATAGGTGGTAGATTTGTCTCTATCACCTCTACACCAGATCCAACCTCAGATTTAAGAGTGTTCATGGTTTCTGTATTATGTTTCACTGTTCCTGTAAATGGTGCTTCTAATATTTCTGGGCCTTTCTCACCAACGATTAATCTTTGACCCTTTGTTACACCTCTACCAGTTTGAGCAGGTGTAACTTCCCCACCTTCTTGTTTCTTCTTCGCATCGCCTATATCTTTTGCGATCAGTGCAATATCTAAACCAGCAGATACAGCAGTTCCCACACCCGGAATCATTGATGCTGCACCCGATCCAAGTTCCATCAATGCACCTGCCCAATCACCCTTTCTTAATCTATCAACAGCAAATGCTGCACCAAGTCCAAGACCAACAAAAGGTATTTTCTTTAATACAGTTTTACCAACACCCTTACCAGCCGTCTTCGCAGCAGTTTTAGCAGTGGTTTTAGCAGTTGTTTTTCCAATATTTTTAGCAGTATTTTTAACAATAGCACCAGTTGATTTGATTACATTTTTTCCTTTTTTAAATAAATTTTTTCCAAACCCTAAAACCTTTCCGACTCCACCTTTAAGGAAATTTGTAACCTTCTTGATTATACCACCTATTGTCTTGGCAAGATTCTTGACTTTCTTTGCAACCTTTTGAACTTTGATACCAATCTTTTTGAAAAGACGACCTATCTTCTTGGGTATCTTAAATAAACTCTTGACGAAGTTAAATATTTTTTTAGGTAGGTTTAGAACAAATTTTGCTGCTTTTTTAAATAGACCAAACAGATTTTTAAATGAGAAGAATCCAATAAAAGATCCAATAGTCTTACTAATCCATCCCAACTGTTTGATCATGAATTTTGTGATACTCTTCCACGCATCACGCACAGCAGGGTCTTTTAAAAATTCAAATGCAGCATTACCAAGAAAACCAGCTGTTAAGAATGTTGCAAGTTCAATCAACTTGTCTGTCATTGACTTAAACGGTTTTAACCCTTTCTCTGCCTGACCTTTGATTTTATCACCTAAGTTTTTCTTTTCTAAACTTTTTTCTTCTTGTTTAAATTTTTGTTTACTATCTAATGTTTGTAAGTCTGCAATCTCATCTTTATCTTGTTGTATTTTTCTTTCAAAATCTTTTTCTAGTATTGATCTTATTTCTACTAATGATTTATTTGCCTCTCCGATCTCTTGCTCTACCTTAAATAATCTATCCTGTTTAACTAATGCTCCACTCTTCATTCCACCAAAAGCACCACCTACAGTTGTAGATGACATCTTTGGCATTTTTCTTACATCTTTACCAGTTCTTTTTGCAAATGCTATCTTTCTCTCAGCAGGTGACATATATTCACCCGTATCTGGATTAACTCCCGTATATTCTTGCTCTAGTTTAGGTAATTTAGCCACTTTGTTGTGCTTTAATGTTTTCCTCTTCAATATATTGTTTCAACAGGGTAACGTACACATCTCGTTCCCAAGGCATCATGTTTTCAATCTCTGTTAATGAATATTTATGGTGTTGCATCAAGGCAAAGTTCACCTTATAGTATGACTCAAGAGTCGTGTGAGCCATACCTAACTGAAAAAACTTGCCAGTCCCTCCAGTACAACATCACTTTCAACTCCTGTTTTTGGATTTTTAACTTTAACTTTATGTTCTAACTTAGGCATAGTGTTAAAGAAATTTTCAACATCTTTAAACTGTTTAGTATTCAATTGTTCAACAAATTCATTCAACTCATCAGGTGTGCTATCACTTGCATCCCAACTCTCTTCCTCATCATATACCATATCAATACAAGTTGAAAGCATATTCAATGACTGAGCAACCTGACTACCCTCTTCACCTGCATCAAAGTTTGCATCAATAAATTGTTGCATCGAAGGATACTTAAGTTTCATTGAATACTTATCATCAAGTTTGACAATATTGTTATGTCCTTTTGTCTTCTTCACTTTAATAGAGTCAATACTTATCTCTGTATCAACTGTTGTCTCTCCATCATCAGGACAAGTTACTACAACCTCAACTGTCTCTCCAACTGATTTTGCACGTATATTTAAGAACAAATATTCAATATCAAAACTAGGTAGTTTGTTTATATCAACTCCCTTTGTAAGAATACAATCAGCCATGATCTCAACAATCGAACTTGATATTTGTTTCATGTCCTGAGATTCAAGTGCTAGAATTAATATCTTTTCTTCACGGACAAGGAAGGGACGATATTTAATTTTCTTACTATTTGATGGTAATGTCAATTCATACGTTGGAGTATTAATCTTGGGTAATGGCATAATTATCTGATTCAGTATGTTTATTTAGCAGTATATCATGGATTTACTTTGTTTGCAACAATGTACCTGTCATAGTTGAAACTTACAGTCACTCTGAGTAAGTCAGCCTGTCCGTAAGTAACAGGCATTGGAGTAATTGCTTTAGGAAATGCATTGATAAATTGATATCTCAAAAGTCTTTTCTGATTCTTTTCAAATTTAGTGATAAACATGGTATCACACTTATAAGTATCAGGATATCTCATTCTACGATAAAATGGTTTCTGGAAATCAGCAACCTCACCAGTGGCACCACTAGAAATATAATCCATCCAACCCTCAAATATATTCAATACAGTATAGTCCTCATCAACATAAAAGGTAAAGTCAATATCTGTATATAATCTAGAATGAGCAAACTCCTGTGGGATACCCATAAAATTATCTTTAACCTCACCTGTTGCAAAAGCACTGGCTGGAAGAGATGCATCACTACAAAGTATGCCAGTTTCACGACTTATAAAATCCTGAACATTATCAATTCTCTTATCAAATCTCAGAAATTGTATTACTTCACCATTCAAACCAGCAAAATGCACTTGATATTGATTATTAAGTGAAAGACTACCAAATTTTACTTTGGCATCATCCATCGT